TTTTTTGCACTTGGGTCTTCGGGTTGGTCGTTTTTAGGGATGTCTACCCTTCCGGTTAATCCACCTAAGTCAATAAGCGAATTTTTACCCGGACGCTTGGGGTAGGTGGAGCCGGAAATAGTCATGTCCCTATTCTAGTAGATACGAATGGTTGATCCACCACTTGTCCAACGACGTAATGGAGCTAGATAACTTATTGCATATCCTAAAGCATCTACAGGTCCAGAGATATCATCTAAACCTCCAATTCCTTTCGTAGGTTTACCGGTTTTGTCGTAGGTTTGTTGTTCTAGGGACTTAATTAAGTACTTGCAACGGTTGTGTACTTTGAGGCGGTTCGCTAATAACAATACATTGACGCAGTTTACTCGGTCGGCAACAAGTGGGTTGCTTGATTGTGCTTTAACGATTAACTTTCCTTTCTTTAAAAGCGATAAATCTGACTCGGAGGCGTTGGTGGTAGTGCGCTGACGGCTTGCGGCATCTGGGATTACGACTAGGTTTTCTCTTTGTAATTGGTCGGGGTAGGTGTTAATTAGTTTCTCGACTACTGCCGGTGTGTCTTTGGGGTGGTGTTCATCGATTACGTGGAATTCGTCGCCGCGACGGATAATTGTCATGCAAAAACAGGCGGCTACGTTGAAATCTATGCCTATAAATATGCGGTCTTCTTTGTTAATTTGTTCGTCGGTCCAATGTTTATCTCTATCGAATGGGTGGTAGACAGTTGTGTTCTCTAGGTTCGTAAATTCTCCATTTATATAGCTAGCAATTAAATTAGCGTCGTAGTTTTGGTAGAGCGAGTCAATAAAACCGGGGGGTAGGTGCGGGTTGTCGGTGGTTTTTGCTTTGATCATTCGCCGGTCTTCGTTATCTCCGTTTTCTACGAATGTTCGGTAGCACCATTTATATCCTTCCGGGGTGGAACCGACTGCGAGGACTGGGTTTTTGCCGCCACGTAATCTGGCGAGGAACATTTCACTCGCTTTTTGCGCTACGTCTGGTGGACTGGTATCGATCTCGTCAGCCAAAATGAAGCTTAAGTTCTGGCCCCTGATGCGGTTCCATGTTTCAGTGGCTCGGCAAAGCAAAGTCGTACTGCCGTGTTCTGTGTGGATGATGTATTCCGGTTGCGGGGATACTCGGAAGTCATGTTCGATTTCGTATTCTTCTAAAAAGTCGTCGAAACTTCGCATCCATACGTCACGTAAAAGTATGTGGGTGGGTTCAAAGACTGCGCCGACTGTTCCGGGGTTATCCATGCACAGTAATACTGCTTTGGCACACAACGATCTCGTTTTTCCACTTCCGAAGCCTCCGATGAAACCTAAAATGAGGTGATTTTGATCATTACAAAATTCCTTTTGGGCTGGTAGTAACCCCTCTACAATTTTAAATCGCAATTTTTCATTAGTTTCCTTCGCTCGGCTGGATACCTGAATTGGTGGTTCGAGACATGAGCCGCCCGGTACGTTCGCTAGTAAACTCACCTATAAAATCATTACTTACTTAAGTAGGATAGTTGGTAATAAACATAGGGGGTAGGGTGAACGAGATTATTGCAGCAATTCTTGGGGCTGGTATTTCAGTTGTGGCAATGTTGGCAATGGGGGCTGGTAAAAAGAGGGAATCCTATGTCGTTGAGATATTTAGAAGGTTGAATACGTTGGATACTAAGGTTGCGAGGTTGGAAGAGAAGACCAGATACAACAAAACCCCCTAATGTCCTCTAAAACTTAGGGGGCTTTGAAGCTATCCAATTACCAAAATGCTAATACTTGCAATCGGGGGTATAGGGCATTCCTATTCTACAACTTATTTAAGTAGAGACAACAAAACCCCCTAGCAGTAAGCAGACTAAGGGGTTTGTTGGCCTTCAGGAAAGGCTCGGTATCCTATACAAAAGAAACCAAAGATATCTTAGAGCGAAGGGGGTGGGGAAGCAACTAAGTTAATAATACTTAATTAAGTAAGTAAGGTACTTAAATTTGGTTGGGTCTATGAGCAACCGCCCCCGACCGTCATCGCAGCGCAAATCGCTTCCCCGGGGGTGGGGTATTTGCTTGCATAACTGTCTTTTACACAGTTACGCAAACGCACTTAATCAGTCAGGGCAATGGATCTGCAATATGTCCACTAAATATCAAGCTATGTCCAGTTTGACGGGCCATTATTTAATATATTTACCCTTACTTATGTATAAACAATAGGGATTAATTGAATGTGTAGCTGCTACCCCTACCCCCTACGCGGCGATATGTTAGAGACTACAATCTATTGATTATTTGCTCGAGTCTGAGAGATTAAATAATTTAGCTTTACTATTAACCGCGCCTAATGCGACCGCGTACTGGTTGCTTTCCATACAGCGTTCAACTATCCGCGTAAGTTGATCAGCTAACTCAACCGTCATGGTCTTACGTGATACCTCAAACTCTCTAGTCATTTCCTCGTTTATCTCTTGCCTATACCGGTCAACTTGTGAATGTCCTATATTCCATGTAGTCCGCGCATATTCGATTATTTGAATACGTGATTTTCCATCACGCATCATCGCGTATATTTTATTTAGCCTTATTTGTTTATCTCTCTTAGTACACTTAGCCACAGTCTAAAGAGCGTTAAACGTCATATAAAGCCAGTATAAGGGACAATTACTTGATTAAGTAGTAATAGACTAAAAAACAATAAAAAGGGTGCTACCTGGTAGCGCAGTTTTCTCAATAAGCTTGATTACCTGAGAAAAAGTTGCGACCTGGTAGACAATAAAAAAGGCCCACTTGCGCGGGCCGGTTAGTTATTCAATTAAAGCCGGTTAACTAAAAGCAAACCTCTACATCTTGAGTTGTAGGAGTCGCGACCGGTTGTTTTTGTTTTTCTATCTTGTAGGTTTCATCTGCTTTGTATGCCTCATAAAGCTTTTGCATATCAGCATTAAAAGAATGATAATTTGAATCTTCAAAAGCACTAGATGAAACCTCATAAACTGAGTTAGGGTCCCACATAAAAAATTTAGAGATAAGAACGCCAGCGGCATCCTCGTCGGTTACTTTATCCGGTTCAATAAAGCTTTTAGCCTTAACAAAACTAAGAAGCTTAGAAAATGTTTCTCTTAATAGAGTGTCGTCATCTTTGGGTACTTCTGTAACTTTGGATGCTTCCCAACTATCACCCCTAGCTATAGAAGGTGTAGAACCGTCACCTATTAGGGTGTATTGTTGGCCGTCGATTGGTTGATCCATGATGATTAATAATGAAATGAAATGTGATTAATGTTTTTTAGCTTTTAGAAAGCTAGGAAGTTGAACCGGTTTAACTGCTGAATAGCTACCGGTTGAATTCTTAGTAAGTAGTATTGTTTTCATCATGCAAACTCACTAACTCTGAAGATCATTTGACCGGTCTTACTATCGCGTGGATAGTTGACGTTACTTTTTAACACCTCGTCAGTGGTTCTAATTTCCATAAAACCACCAAACCTTTTTTCAAGTTGATCAGCGGTTATATCAGCGCGATTATCTAAGGTGTCTTGAGTGTCACCATCTTTAACTTCAATCATTGTGAAATACTGTCTTAATCCGTTCTTATTTTGGATTAAGTGAAGTTTTTCTAAAGTCATTTGATGCTATGCAATGGAATAAAAAAGGAGCCCCGAGGGACTCCCTGATATTAAATTGTACTTACGTACATGTCAATCATTTAACTGAGTTAAGTTACACAGTAGCTAATAAAGCTTCACGGGCCTTATTTATAGCTCGTCCCTGGTCTCCATGGTATAAACCTGTGAGACGCTGCTCTGTCCGCTGGATAGCTGACTTGGCTCTCCCAGTATCAAAAGTGTAGTACTGAGTTACAGCATTCAGGAACCGGTAACAATTTGAAGGCGTTACGATTTGACCTTGATCATCACTGAAAGCAGTTTGTTGAATAGCGTGACCATTGGCAAAGTGCTTTCTTATTTGGTGTACTTCCTTCAAATCATTAATCGTTCTATCTCTCTTATCTTTAATCGAATGATCATAGATAGGAGTCGCCAACTTCTCAGCAAATAGAGTTTCTATTGCTTTAGTAGCTCTTTCCTTAGTCAATTCAACTTTTGCAAGTTGCTTAAGATCAGAAATAACGCCATTAAACTGATTTGTTTCACGGTTGATAATGGCCGGTAAGGCTTGTACATAAGAATTGATCCCTTGCGTATGTTTCATTGAAAGGCCTTTTTGATTTGCCTTTGCATCTCTAAACACGCGACCGGTAAAGCTACTCATTTGATTACAGCATTGAAGGCGCATAGTTGTAAAAAATACGCCAAAGCCTGAGCTAAGGTCATTGGAATTAAAGAAGTGAAGCCTATTTGATATTGAATCATTAGGGCCGGTCACTTCCTTAGTTCCTAAGTCAATAACTCCATACATTCTTTTTGAATTATTGAAGTTAATTAAATTAGTAAGCTTGCCATCTGGATACATGCCTAAGACTTGCTTAGTAAAATTAATAATAGAAGCCGGTTGAAGTTCCTTATAAGTTTTTGAAACCTCGGCAAGTCTTACATCGTTATCCTCTCTTACCAGTGTTTGCTTATCATTAATAAGCTTGTAACCGTCTTGGCCCATAAAAAATAAGTCACGCCTAACGATATTGAAATTACAATCAGCCATTTTAAAGGCATCAAGTACTGACTCTTGACCGGTTAAGTCAAAGCCAAGTACTGATTCATTAGATACTACTTTTGAATCGTCGCGCTTTGCTTGCCAAAGCATAGGCTGATTTTTTGATTCATTTGCAAAGCTTGTTGTAGCTGCTAGACCGTTAGAAAATGCCATTTGATGAAATGTGATTTGACCACCAGCTATCGCCGGCAAACTCAAGATAGCTGAGAAGTTGAGTTGAGCTACCTAGTTAGGTGATAACTCGTTACATTTATTGATAATTACTTAAGTATATATATATATATATAAATAGTATCAACCGCGCTTTTTGCCTATGCCCTAACTAATCAAACTATATGAATAAGACATAGCCGCGCTCAAACTGTCA